TGCTTTTTTCATACAACTCTCATAGAGACTATGTATATTTAGAAACTTAAATGTGTGTATCACAGGACACTTATTATCTTAAGAGATAGTAAAACCCGTAAATAATTATGTATCCCTAAGTTACAACTAATGGACCCTGAGGTAACTACTGGTCTAGAATTAAAGAGTAAAGTTTGTAGTAAATGCGGAGCGAAGTGGTTAAATGGACAGCACTACTGGAGCACTGGTCTCATTGGAGATGATCAAACCTTATCTAACCTCGTCTGTGGTTTGGTGGAATCTCCTGATTGTGTAAATCCTGTACATAAGAAAGGTCATATCTACGGAGAGAAAGACACCTGGGAAAAGAGACGAAAGTTTATTGACAACAATTATGAAGGGAGTGGGACAAATGCCCCGTGGAAAAATTATGAAATATGAGATCCTATCAAGGATCTACAGACTAAAGGAAGAACTTTATACAAGAGATGAGATTCCTAGGAAGGATAAAAAGGTAGCTGATGAGTATCTAAACAAGATGTTGGAGTACGTTTCATCGTTCAGTCATTGAACTGGCATACGGGTGTTGACAGAAGGACGGTAGCCCCTTAATATAAATACATGGACGAGGTGAGGTTTTCCTCACCATCCAACACGCCTTACCAAGACTAAACAGCGTGTCAAAATAATAGTCTTTCATACCCACTCTGGAGGGTAGAGTGGGAATACTATACCCAGTACCACCCCGTACTATTACATAACCCTTTTTCAAATCAATGGCTACTTCAACTCTTTCAAGGTCCCGCCAGTCAGGCTGGGATAACTTTACCGAGTGGGTAACATCAACCAACAACCGTCTCTATGTCGGTTGGTTCGGTACCCTGATGATCCCTACTCTTCTGGCTGCAACCACCTGTTTCATCGTTGCCTTCATCGCTGCTCCCCCTGTGGACATCGACGGCATCCGTGAGCCTGTCGCTGGTTCGCTCCTTTATGGTAACAACATCATCTCTGGTGCTGTTGTACCTAGCTCCAACGCAATCGGACTTCACTTCTATCCCATCTGGGAAGCCGCCTCGCTTGACGAGTGGCTCTACAATGGTGGTCCTTACCAACTGGTAGTATTCCACTTCCTCATTGGCATCTTCTGCTACATGGGTCGTGAGTGGGAACTGTCCTACAGACTGGGTATGCGTCCCTGGATCTGTGTTGCTTACTCTGCACCTGTTGCAGCTGCATCCGCAGTCTTCCTGGTATATCCTTTCGGTCAAGGTTCATTCTCTGATGGTATGCCCCTGGGTATCTCCGGTACCTTCAACTTCATGCTTGTCTTCCAAGCTGAGCACAACATTCTGATGCACCCCTTCCACATGCTTGGTGTGGCTGGTGTCTTCGGTGGTTCACTGTTCTCGGCAATGCATGGTTCACTGGTTACCTCTTCGCTGGTTCGTGAAACCACCGAGAGTGAGTCCCAGAACTACGGCTACAAGTTCGGTCAAGAAGAAGAGACCTACAACATCGTTGCAGCCCATGGCTACTTCGGTCGTCTGATCTTCCAATACGCTTCATTCAACAACTCTAGAAGTCTTCACTTCTTCCTGGCTGCATGGCCAGTAGTTGGCATCTGGTTCACTGCACTGGGTGTGTCCACCATGGCGTTCAACCTGAACGGCTTTAACTTCAACCAGTCCATCCTTGATGGTCAGGGTCGTGTCCTTAACACTTGGGCAGACGTGCTCAACCGTGCTAACCTGGGCATGGAAGTTATGCACGAGCGTAACGCTCACAACTTCCCACTTGATCTGGCTGCTGCCGAGTCAACTCCTGTTGCTCTGGTCGCTCCTCAAGTCGGTTGATACAGTAAGAAAATCATATAAAATAAAGGGAGCTTCGGCTCCCTTTTTTAGTGTCTAAAACTATGTTAGGTTTCGTTGTCGTTCTATCTTTTTTCATGTTGTTCTGTGGTGTTCTAACACTGGTGAGTATAATTTCTGATTGACTTACCATGTAACGTTGTGTAAACTAAATATGTTAAGAATTCAAAGAGGTCAATTAATTGGCATCAAGTACACTTTCACCACCGGTTATTCAGGAGGGATGGTTTGATAAACTGGATGACTGGCTTAAACGCGATCGGTTCGTTTTTGTGGGCTGGTCTGGTATTCTGCTCTTCCCTACAGCTTATCTTGCTCTTGGTGGGTGGCTTACTGGGACAACTTTCGTCACCAGTTGGTACACCCACGGTCTGGCAAGTTCGTATCTTGAGGGTGCGAATTTCCTTACAGCAGCAGTTTCGACTCCTGCTGACGCTATGGGTCATAGCCTTCTTCTTCTCTGGGGTCCTGAGGCTCAGGGCAGTTTCGTCCGTTGGGTCCAACTCGGTGGACTCTGGCCTTTCGTCGCGCTACACGGTGCATTCGCTCTCATAGGTTTCATGCTCAGGCAGTTTGAAATCGCACGTCTCGTTGGTATCCGTCCCTACAATGCTATTGCTTTTTCTGGCCCTATCGCTGTCTTTACTAGCGTCTTTCTCCTATATCCTCTGGGACAGTCGTCCTGGTTCTTCGCGCCATCGTTTGGGGTTGCCGCTATTTTCCGCTTCCTACTTTTCCTCCAGGGATTCCATAACTGGACGCTCAACCCGTTCCACATGATGGGTGTCGCCGGTATCCTGGGTGGAGCATTACTTTGTGCTATTCATGGCGCGACAGTAGAAAACACGCTCTACGAAGATGGCGAACAGTCAAATACCTTTAAGGCTTTTGAACCCACGCAAGAGGAGGAAACTTACTCGATGGTTACTGCGAACCGTTACTGGTCACAGATCTTCGGTATTGCTTTTTCTAATAAGCGTTGGTTGCATTTCTTTATGCTCTTCGTTCCCGTCATGGGTCTCTGGACTAGTTCTATCGGTATTATTGGACTCGCTCTTAATCTACGTGCTTACGACTTTGTATCTCAAGAGATTCGTGCGGCGGAAGATCCTGAGTTTGAGACCTTCTACACTAAGAACATTCTTCTGAATGAAGGCCTTCGTGCTTGGTTAGCACCAGCAGACCAACCACATGAGGACTTTGTATTCCCTGAGGAAGTACTTCCAAGAGGCAACGCATTATGATTTCGTCATTAGGATTTCTGGTTCTCCGACTTTGTGTCGGAGTTCTTTTAATCCATCATGGATATGAGAAGTTGAATGACATTGATAACTTTGCCGATGCATTTGTCAGACCACTTCATCTACCTTTCCCCATCTTCCTATCCTACGTTGCAGCATTCTCTGAGATTGCTGGTAGTTGGATGTTAATCACAGGACTTGGTGTTAGGTTTGGTGCTCTGGCAATCTTCGGTACAATGACCATCGCCATCTACCATGCGATTGTCACAAGTGGTTTTAACATCTATCTGTTAGAATTACTTGGTCTATATTGGGGAGGAGCATTATGTCTTGTCCTCAATGGTGGTGGATTATTCTCAGTTGATGAACTAATCGTCCGCAAATTTAAGACATGATAGGTCTAATTTATTTCTCAATCTTTGCCATCCTTGCAGGGTTCGCCTTTGCATTAATGTACGCAAACATTCAAGCTATCAGTATGATGGATCGACCCATCAGAACAACACGACATCCAGAGGCACCTGATCCAGGTGAAGAGGTTATGTACGTGGACTTCTCAAGAGAGAAGCTTGAACGACTTTACAACCAAGACAAGGAGTGATAGACTGGAGGGGTTAAACCCTCCTTTTTTTATGGACAACGCTGAATTTATCCAGAAGCAACAAGAACTGAACGATGCCAAGCAAGCGAGGGTCCGGCTTGGTATTGCGTGGCTTCTCCATGGTTTCACCATCCCTCCCATCGTCTCCATCATGTATAGTGTGAAGACAAACTACTGGCTTCCTACCATCGCTGCGACAGGTGCTGCTGTAGTTGCCCTCCCTATCGCTCTGGTTGACTTCGGTTTCACCCTGGCAGTCGCTCCTCCTATCACTGCTGCTACTCTTCTGACCACCAAGAGTATGGAGAAGCGTCGTAAGCTTGGTATCCTCGGACCCGAACAGGCAGATGCATTGGTATCTAAAATCCAATAAATATCCACATGACATACGACGATTCCAACTGGAGAGAAGAATACAAATCATTCACTAGTGACAAAAGGGAACTGGAGTTACTAGAGAATGGTCCTGATAGTCTTGCATCTTCATGGCGTCTTATGGCCATGAGACAAAAATGGAAGAAGATTATGGGATACAAAGATCCTGAACCTCCTGATTGTCAGTCCTCATTCAAAGAGTGGAACAGTTCAATCGATGAATGATCACAGTATACGCCCCCTGGCTCAAGAGTTGGGGGGTTATCTATTGGCTTTAATAACAATTTCAATCCCGTTTTTAATACTACTATGAACAACTTCGCTGTTTATACCAAGATCGGTTGTCCTTATTGTACCAAGGTAACAGGAGCTCTCCAGTTAGCCGAACAAAGATACGTTGAGTATAGACTAGGGAGAGACTTTGAGAAGGAAGAATTCTTTAGTGAGTTTGGAGACAGTGCAACCTTCCCACAGATACAAGTTGATGGTAAAAAACTGGGGGGATGCGCCGAAACTGTTAAATATCTCAAAGAGAATAATTTGGTTTAATGGAAGAAGAGCTATACGATATTGTTGAACATGCTATAGATCACGTATTCTATGGTCGATATGTTCTCGATATGTATCAGTATCTTAGAGACACAAAGGTATCCAGAACAGTCATAGAACATTTCTTGATGAGTTGTACAGCCTCAGAGATTAAGTCCCTGGTCCTGGACCTTGAGGGATACTTAGAGGGAGGTGGTGATGAGATGCACCGACAACTCAGGGAAGGTTATGGTCACCTGGGTAAACCAGAGGGTCGTAAGATAAAGACTTACCTAGAGAAAATTTTAAGTGACGCCGAGAGGTACAAGAATGACAAAAGACCTGGAAGAAAAAGAAGGACCACTAAATAATCAAAAGTTTGATACCCCCAACATGAATAAGGGGTTTGAACTTTTACTTAGAAATAAAAAAAGGAGGTCACCACCTAAGACTTTTCAGTTTAAGTTTGGAAAGATGGTATCCTTCTTATCAAGAGAGATCCATTTTTTCTTAGACATTCAATTTGACATAAGAAAAAAGGAGGGCTAACATGTTAGCAGTCACACTTACGTTCTCAGCAATTATCTCATTCATGTTCCTAATTGTTGGAGGTGTTGTAGGATATCTCCTTAAGGAGTATGCCATCGATAGAACCTCTCAATACATTCCTACACACCCAGAAATGTTTGATGAGAATGGTCAGATCATTGCAGACGACATCCTTGCAGTCAGATTTGATAACAGACTTGAAGACTTTGAGTCAGAGGATTGACACCCCACCCACTATCCACTATACTGAAACAAAATCATTACAGCGATGCCTACATCAACTAAATTACCTCCCAACCCTTTCATGCATGAGATCCTTGATCGGGTCTCCAAGCAACGGTCAAAGGCTAAGAAGGTTGAGGTTCTGAAAGAATATGAATGTGATGCTCTGAAGTCACTCCTGATCTGGAACTTCGATGACACCGTACAGTCCATGCTCCCTGAAGGAGAAGTTCCTTATCAGAGGAATGAAGTTCCTGTAGGGACTGACCATACTTCTCTCCGTAAGGAGTACAAGAACCTGTATCACTTTGTCAAAGGTGGTAACGATGGTCTTTCTAAGACTCGTCGTGAGTCTATGTTCATCCAGTGTCTTGAGGGTCTTCATCCTACCGAGGCTGACCTCCTCTGTCTGGTCAAGGACAAGCAACTCCATAGTATCTACAAGATCAACCGTGCTCTGGTTGAAGAAGCATTTCCTGACATCCAGTGGGGAGGTAGGTCTTGAGTGATAAGATTAACTTTCTCTTTCAGGACTGTGATCCAACGGTTGCCGATGATAAGAAACTTCCTACTAGTGCATTTCTTGTAGAGTATCTTCAGGATGGTATCACCAAGTTTGATATCGTCACATCGTATAAGATGGCAGACATCTTTGATCATTACTGGGATAACTATCGTGGTGACTTCAAGAACATGTCCCAGGCAAAGGGTACATGTAA